GCGATATTGCCGGTACGTGCCCACATATCCCTCTCTGATTTCACCTCAATCTTTTTATCTTGAAGCATATCAGCGATAAGCTTTTCACGAACCTTGCCATACTGCAAGTCCAAGTCAAACTTCTTACGGTCATTAACTTCTGGTTCCAATTCCTTCATACTACTCTTCTTTCTTTTCTGGTTCTTCTAGGGACGCCATCAACATTTTAGAAAACATATCTTGTGCGGCGGATAGCTGGTCTAGGTCAAACTTAGCTGTAGCAATTTTTCTATTCACATCACGTAGCTGTTTAACTAGATACTGTTGACCGTCTTCAAGTTCAACAAAGTCATACTCTTTACCATCTATAGTAACCATCTGCTTTTCGTCTGACATATTATACCTCTTTAAGTCTAGACAAGTTTTCGAAATAGCACGAGTTGTACCCGCGCTGCCACTCTTTACCTCGGAAGGATGAAGTTGAGTAGGGATTAGACATTAAATGAAAGTGATTATTTCGTTTTTCTGTCCTATAAAAGGCTTTGCGCCCCTCATGAAAAAACCTATCAACTGCAGAGTTGTTCGCCTTTTTACGGTTCATTGTTTACTCGTTATAATATTTATTCATTATATCAAGTCGGTCTTCGTGCTGTGCCATTTTATCCAACTCAGCTTGAACCGCCTCCATGATATCTGAATGCTCCCCAATACCTGTAGGATTATTCAGGTAGGCTTCTATGTTCATCTGATGAAGCTGTACATTTGCTTCAGCATGATGCTTAAGAACTTGTATCATTTCCTTACGCATACGTCAACTCCCTACGCGCTAATGTCTACGATTTCACAGCTGTCAGCAGAGCAAGCAAGTGTCTGCATCCCTGTTGTGTTGTCGTCTTGCTCGTACTCAGCTAAGCCTTTCCAATCAATGTCCAGTGGCATCTTGCTCAGGAACTCATTGTATGTATCTTCATCACACTCTTGATACGGGGCTTGCTCGTATACGTGCTCAGAGCGTGGCAAAAATGACAGCCCAGAGGCAATGTCAAAGTTCTTATAAATCCAGCCGCCCACCTCAAGCCACTCGTCGTTAGACACGGAGATTGTGACTGATGGCTTGTGCTCTGACCAGTACATAGCGTACTTCTTCCAGAACTCAAGTTGCTCAATCGCTGACATGTCATTGCGAGTGATGCAGTTAGCAGGTGCTTTAATGGGGAAACTGAACACGGCATTGGCCTTGCTCCAAGCATCATCTTCCCACGGAATGCCCCCATCCATCATAAACTGTGTGAGAGGGTCTTTCTTATCGCCCCTTACTGTACGGATGTAGTGCTTGCTGTGCCGTGCATGAATACCTGAGGCAGAATCAGTAAGCTGTGAAACAGTGCCAGAAGGCTTAACACAAGTGATGGCAGCAGACTGCGGAATGCCAATTTCCTTAGCTAGCTCCTCGTTAGTCTGCACTGCAATTTGCTTAAGTTCTTGCAGGGTGGTGCTTATGTTGCCGCCGTACACAGAGTCAGTACCATTAAGAATACTGTTGTCCATGATGCCGGTCATAGACACGCCTAACAAACGCTCTTCTTCCGTATTCTTTTGCCAGATACGGCGTAGGTACGGAAAGTTGGTCATGGTGGATTGCCAAGTACCAATAATAGTAGCGATGCGTACCTTTTTCTGTAGCTGTTTCACCGTATCAGTGCCGCGTACAATAATTTCTGACAGATTGCAAAACTGGTATGGACGCAGAATAATCTCACTACAAGGGTTCGTGCCAAAAGCATAGTCAGCTTCACGCCGGCCATTCTCTGCGGCTTTCCTCTGTGCCGCACCACGGTAGAACATACCCCGCTCACCGGTGCCAGACTGCGCAAGCGAAATCCACTCCCGCATAAATGTCTGCATATCCGGCTTTTCTGTGTACGCAACAGAGTTGTTAGCCATCTGCCTATGCGGGTCAGTATCGTAAAAGGCGCCGACTTTAGCATGCCGCATTCTATCGTCAGACAGGTTAGATAGGCTAATCATTGCAGAGCGGCGTACACCACCGGACACAACTACCTCACCAACCTTACACATGATATCATGACATTCTAAGCTAGACAGCCTACGACCCGCCGCATTTTTAAATGTATCAACACAAAAACGAAACAAATCATCCAAGGGTGCCGGACCAGATGCCCGCCCACCGAATGTTTTTAGTTTAGAACCTGCAGGACGGACTTTGCTCATATCCCATGTAGGAATCTCACCTGTCCACAATAAAGCTAGTAGCTTACGGAATGCTTTCGCCCATCCCTCTTTGCTATCGCTAACAACGATAATTTCCTTTGCATCGAACATAAGTTCTGGAATTTCGGGTAGCTTGGATATGTATTGCCGCTCCACAGAGAAGCCTACACCGGTGCCACACATAAGCACGTACATAGCCTCGTCAAATGCCTTAGCATCATCCACGGGCAGGTATGAGCAGTTATACCCCGCTGTGTTATCGCGCTCAAGGGCTTTACCCGCTGTCATCATAGCTCGCATGGACGGCATTACGTCCTGATGCAGGATGGCGTTCTTTACTTCTTCATACGTATCATCAGGGATTGTGTACCCCTGATTTTTCTGTAGATTTTCTTTCATATAAGACATGTAACGTGACACAGTTTCATGCCACTCTTCGCGCCTACCCTCTTCCGGTAGCCATCGTGCATACCGAGACTTGTGAATGAATTGTTGATAATAGGTAGGCAAAGTTACGTTACTCATAGTGTGTCCTCACTTGGATTCTTTTCGGATTAATTCCCTCAACGTCATAAAACAAATCGTCAAGGTACTCTTTTACGGAATCAGATACTTCGTCAATGTCTACATTGAATTCGTCTAAATCTATTTCTGCGGCGACTACAATGCTAGCCCTTATTTTCCTTGTTGCCATTTTCCATTATACCAATCAGGCGGTCTAGGTACCACCTAGCCTTCTGCAAGTCCTCTACAGGCTTGCCCTTGTAACGATAACGCCACAAGTATTTAATAATATTACCTTGTAGATAATACTGATATCCTTCATCCGTAGCTGCTTCGATAGCATGGATGCACTCCACCCCCTGCTTATTGTAGTGCGGGGGGTGGTTTACTTCATCCACATTCTCTGCGGCTTTCTTCATGTATTCTTCGTGTCTCACGCCAAACTCCTAGTCGCAAGATGAAAGACGATTCATGTACGCGACATACTTATCGTCTTCCTGTGTGGTTGTTATTAGTCGTGTATCGTACCCTATGTAAGGATACTGATTTTGATATTCCGCGACTGCTTTCTGAAGTTCTTCAGAGGTGTCAGCTTCTATTCTGTATCTAACATTTCTTGGCATTTTCTACAACCTTTATTGATTCAGCTATTTGTTGTGCTATTTGGGGAACAATGGCATTGCCTAGTCCTTTAATTCGGTCCACCCTGCCGGATACCCCATGAGCCACTCTACCCACGTTGGGTTCAGTTGTCCACCATTCTTGGTTGGGTTGTCTGTGTATTGCACTGCTACATCCAGCGTGTCCATTGACACCTTGCCGTCCCGTATCCTGCCGCCCTGATACCCACCCTTGTGGTCTCTGGTCGTCGGCGTCGGCCACATCCGAACCTGGTCCGCTAAGTTCGCCCCGAACTTCAGGTCGGGATTCGTCTTGCTCACTCTGCGCCCCTGCTCGTCCAGTTGCCTCGGACCCCCCGTCACATCCGTCGTCCGTGGCGTAGCCCACATCTGAGGTTCTTGTGCTTTCTTCCACGCTTGCACCGTCTCTGGGTCTACCTGCTCCCGCAGATTCGAAAGATGCTTGCGCCCCTTGCGTCCCTCTGTCGCCAACTTCTTCAGTGCTTCCGGTGACCTTTGTGGCAGATGGTCCATTGTGTTCGGTGTAGCCCACAATCCAGACTCTGTTTCTTCTATGGGGTGCGCCGATGGCGACAGCTGGAACAACAAATGTCCTTGTGGTGTAGCCTTCGGTTGCCAAGTCAGTGAGCACCGCGTCGAGTCCCAAGCTGATGTGACCATAAACGTTTTCGAAAACAACCCAAGAGGGTCTTTTGGATGCAACAATTTTGCGGATGTACGGCCAGATGTGGCGTGGGTCTTCTTCGCCCTGCCTCTTACCTGCTTGGCTGAAGGGCTGACAGGGGTATCCAGCTGTGAGGATGTCACAGTCTGGAACAAGTCTTTCTGGGTCATTTGCTAGTTCCTTTACATCTGATTTAACAGGTACATTCGACCAGTGTTGTTGTAGTATGTTCCGACACCATTCCTCAATGTCGCAGAACAGTACAGGGGTTGAGAGTCCAGCCCACTCAAATCCAAGAGCGAAGCCGCCGATACCGCTACACAAGTCTACGTGTTTCACGCAAATCTCCTTAATGGTGGGTAATTATGACTTCTTCTTCGTCGTCTCCATAACTTTCCTCGCCAAGTTCAAGCAAGGATTGTACATCCTGAGTGGCGGCATACGCCATACCTCTCGTTAGTAGCGCGTAGAATACCACATCTTCTTCGCTAATCCTATCGTCAGGGTGGTGATATATCTCTATGCCAAACCCTGCGTTGTCCCCATGCTCATGCCTAATGATAAGTGCGGAGTCACCAGGTTTTAGGCTGAGTTCGTTTTCTTC